TAGTCATCTAATTTTTTTGTAAATTCTAAGTCATCTTTACTATCTAGTACAATTAATTTTACTAGTTCACAAAATTGTAATTCTGGATTAGCCATCCAAATTCTATCAATTTTATTTAAAATTGGAAACATTCTTTCTTTTTTAGTATTACTAGAATTAATGATTTCCGTTATTCTTTCACTATGCTCCATAATCTTCTTTTAATTGGTTAATTGTTCTAAATAATTCATATTTATTTAAACGTGGTCTACTAGATACTTCATCAATTAAATGCACTTCTACATTTAAATACTTAGCATATAGAGCACGTTTCTCATCTGTAGGATATAAACAATCCTGTATATATGGGATATGGTCTTTAGTATTTCTTTCACTACCGTAGATATTTATAATAATACTTTTATATTCATTAGTAGTTTTAGAGTACTGACCTTTTAATATTTTCTTAAAGTCATCACTAAAATGATTAGGTATTTTATAAAATAATAAATATTCCTCACCATCGTCTTTACATTCTATAAAGTTTTCATTTAAATTTTGTAATAAAATAAATGTAGTACATTCATCTAGAAAGTCTAATTTATTTAATACTAATACAATTTCTTCTTTTTCTATATTATCAATATAGGCATTTATGAACATCTTAGGATGATGTTCCATAATTTTTGTTTCTGAAATGCCTATCAGAGGCATTAGAAACACTGTAGTTCTTGTTCTTGTAACAGAACCTTCTTTAACATAGCCAAAATCATTTAGCCATTTCAAGCGTGTTTGCATAAACTAATGTGCTTTTTATAGGGTTTATAAAATCCACAGTATCGTGGGAATCTTTAATCTTTAGACATTTATAATTTTTATAAAATTCTTCAATACCCTTGTCTTCTCCAAAATATTTTATATACTCTAAAATTATTTTACTTTTAAACATATCTAAATCTAAACATTCTTCCCATAATTTCTTAGCAAATGCTGGTCCTTTACCAGGCAAAGCCTTGATGTTATCTGCATTATCCCCCACTATCATACTTTTCCAAAAGTAAGTATCTGCAAACTCTTGGTCTACTAATCTAGCAACATTATTCTTTAAGTCAAAATTTAATCCAAATAAATTGTTAATATCTTTATCTTGTGAAATTACAATATAACTTATTTGTTCTTTGATATACTTATTTTTATATATATTAAGTAAATCGTCAGCTTCTAAATCAGCTTGATGTATACCATCATATTCTTTAATTAAAAAATCTCTTACTTCATTAAAAAATGGTGGTTTTTCATTAGCTTTTCTATTAGCTTTATACTCCGGATATATTTCATATCTAAAGTTTTTTCCAATTGTAAAGAATAAATGAAATTCTTCTACATTTGTAACATTTAATAAACCCTGAAGATGACTATTAGCAGATCTAATAGCCTCTTCAAGAGTCTTTTCAGGTTCACCTATCTTATTATGACAAACAACATAAGGTATAAAATCTGCATCAATTAGCCCTATCATTTCTCGTAATCAGGTTTAATTTCTGTGTATTTATCTTTGATCATTTTAGATAATTTATTTGCTATTACAGCATCTGAAAATGTAAATTCCTTAGAATCTTTCATTTTAATTTTATCTAAAAACTTTGTAACTGATTCTAAATCAGCGTGTGTTACTTTAAGCATTTTTATTTTATATTAGTTAATGGATAAGCATTTAAAATTGAATCTTTTTCAACATAAGCCTCAATAATTGTATGCCCTAAATCTACAATAGCATCTGTACAACATTCAGCCTTTTTACTAGCCTCTTTCAAAGCAGCTTCAACATGTAATTTAGCAAATTCAATCATTAATTTTTCAACATTGCTGAATGTAATAGTAGATTGAATTCCATCAGACTCCCATTCAGAATCACATATTAAATCTATAGCATCACGCATCTTTAAATTGTTTTAATTTTTTAATATAATTAGTATCAGCGGCATATTTAACTCTAACTAGAAACTTATAGTAATCTTCATTATCTTTAAGTCTTTTCATTTGCCAAGCTTTATATGCTATTACAGACTCTTTCCAAGATTTATATTTTATAACATCTGTATCTGAAGTTTGAAATCCAAATAAAGCATTATATTTTATAAATCTTGGTGCTTTAAAATGCCCAGTTTCTAATTTAGCTTGATTTAATACAATTTCAGAATGTTGTATTTCAACAATTTTCATAAATTCAATCAATTTAGCTTCACTAAATCCTTCAATTTTAACTGTATCTGCATAAGGTATTGGTTTAGGTAACATTAATGGTGGCCTTCTTTCTTTAAAGATATAAGCTCCTAAATTCCAACCACCTATAATACCTAATATTGCACATACAGCAATAAATGCAAATTTAGTTTTTTTAAATTTTGTTCTATAATCCATAATATTTTTCTTTAATTAGTTTAACACACTTATTTACATTAGTTAAGTTATTAGGAGCAAAATAATCTATTACCCAACCATTCATAGTCCACCAATATTTAAACAATCTTAACTTCAAAAGATATTCATTAGTGTAATCTCCTTTAGTTTCTATTATCCAACCGGTTTTAGTGTCTTTGTCTAGACAGCTAAAGTCAGGTTTAATAGTGATTGCTCTTAAATTATTAGTAACTTCTCCAAATTGGTAAACATATTTTGCTTTCTTTTTATCTTTAAATCTAGCATTAATTCCTAATTCTTTAGCTTCATCATAAGTCATCATACGCTTATAAAGCTGATAACTGGCTCCTGATGCCGTGAATTTAGGTTGAAGCTCAAATATATCATCTTCATAATTAAAGTCTGTTATACCAGCTTTTTGTAAGGCTTGATAACATATTTTCTCTAATCCAGATCTTAATTGAACTCCTGCATGCATTACAGGGACTCCATGAGGAACTGCTTTTTTCTTTGGTTTAGAACCTACTTTAAACTTTTTAGCAAGGTTTTGTTTTCTCACCATTTCTTTCTCTTAAAATTGCTTCAGTCCAAGTATCTAAATTTTTAATATACTTTAAACCCATACCCGGATAATCTATTTTTCTATCTACTAAAATACCTACAGCTGTAGTTGCATTTATAGCAGTAATAATAGTTTGTTCACCATCCATGTGAATATCGGTATTTAATATAATAATTCCAACTTTAGTAGAATCATTTAAACACATTTGAACTCTTTCTGTAGGTATATTTAATTGTGAAGCTAAAGCATTAATATATGGTAAACTATCGTTAGTAGTTATAATCCATAATTCATATTCTTTATCACAATCATTAAACTTACCATTTGCCATATCAGTGATTAATTGTCTAAAATCACCATTATTCCAAATTTCAGTAGGTTCAAAACTTAATTTAATTTTCTCCATCTTCTTCTTTTTTAATATCAGATTCTTCTAATCTAACTTCAATTACTTCATTTTCAACCCAAGATTCTCTAGTAACTAACCATCCATGAGCATTAATTATAAATACTCCATTAGTAATGTACATGTCATCTTCAATTGGATTTTCAATTAAAGTCCATAATTTATCTTTAGATACATCCCTTAATTGATCTTTATCTAGAAATAAAAATCCATCACATGGAGTATTCATTTCTAAAGTATTTTTTATTGGTGAATACTTATCACAAAATTGTGTCCAATTTAAATTAACCATTCAATTTATTTTTAATTAATTTTTCAGCTTTCTATATTTCCAAAGAAAACCTTTTGCTGTAGGTCTATAACCTCTCAATACTGCAGTAATGCTTTGTGTAGCACAAGATAAATCTCTTGCCGCATCACTAATTGAATCATAATATTTTATAAAATTACCATCTAAATCAAATTGATCTATTTTAACAGAACAATTATGATTTATTCCTGTTTTACCTTTCCATGCAGCTTTTCTATTTAATTTATCATACGAATGTTTAACATTTTGACTAGGTGTATTCCATTCTAGATTAGGTAAAATATTATTTGTTCTAATACCGTCAATATGATTAACTTCTAAATTTTCACTATTTTCAATAGGATTAAAAGTTAACATTAATATTCTATGTACTAAAGGTTTTTTCTTTTCACCTAAATTATTAGTTAATGGTACAAAATTATATCCTCTAGTATCTTTTTGAGGTTTTATTATTTGACCTTTACAAAATTTCTTACCACTTCTTTTATGTAAAACTATACGATCTATACTTTTAACAATTCCGTCACTATTTATAAAATAGTTGTTATAATTATCTATTTGTTTCCAATCTTCTTTCATTGATAAGTTTTATTATTAGTTTTTTGGCTTTTTCTAAACCTTTTAATTTAATAAAATCACTGATGTCTTTACATCCTGTGATTTCAGGTATAAAGATAGGTAAAATATTATACTTATCCAAAAGTTTTTGAGCACCATTTTTACCAGCCTCATCATTATCATATAAAGAAATTATAGTAGTAAATCTTTTTTTTAATTCTTCATAACTTTTTTTAGATAAATCATTTGTTTCTGCCTGTACTGCTACAGAACTATACTGCATTTCATATAGACATAAAACATCTTTCATTGATTTTGTAATAATCAACAAGTCACCAGAAATTTTTAATTGATCGTAACCCTGTAGGCAATCTGAACCTACATTAGTTAACCATTTACCCTCTTTAGTTGGAGAATAAGGATTATAAATCTTTAAATATTCAGTATTGTTTTTATAAAATCTATAAGAATATAAAGGTTGATTATTTTTATACTCAAATACATAATGTTTATCTTTTTTATTCAAATAAACATGACTTACAGCTTTTACATTAAAAAATTGTAATGTAGTTAATGAAATACAATATTGATTCCAATAATTATAATCTATTAAACTAAATGGTTTAACAATTACTTTAATATTAGATTTAACTTTAACTAGTTTAGGAGTATCGTTAACCAATAATAATTGAGGTGTTACACTTAAATTAGTTCTTTTTAATCCAAAGTCATTAGCAATGATATTACAAGTTTCATGATAATTAGCTCCATACTTTCTACTTACATAATCAAATGCTAGAAAATAATCTCCATTTCCATAATCTTTATAATAAGGTATTCCAGATGCACTAACTACTATTCTACAACTAGGATTTGTATCATTATAAAACTCAGATCTAAAACTAGAATCTAATGATTTATAATTACTACAATATCTTTCTAATATCTGTAATTCTGTAATGTATTTAAGTATTTCTTCTTTTGTTATTTGTAAACTAGCATTGTCAAAGTTAAACATATGTTATGTATTATGCCAAATTATTTGATTATCACTAAAAATTTCAATAGTATTCTGATTATCATTTTCAGAAGGTAACATAAATTCTTCAGTATCGTATAATGGTTCACATTGACCTAATTCTAAATCTATATCATTATATAAATCAGCAGGTGTTTCTCCATTAATAAGTTTATTTGTTATTAATTCTAAATTTTCTTTTTTAATTGGTATTCTAAACCAAATTGTTGCTTTATAATCTATATAATGTTCCATATCATATTTCTTCTAATACTAACTTATACTTTTTACCATTTTTAGTTTTAACAGTACATCTAAAACCATTATTATCAATATCTCTAACTGTTTTATATACATCTGAAAATGGAATATTTAAACTTGTTGCTATCGCTATTCTTAAACTATAATTTGCAATACTATTAAATTTCCAACTTTGCATAAATTTGATTTTAAAAATAATAACAGGCTGAGAATACTACTTCCATTTAATCCCAGTGGCCGTGGGAACCTGTTATTACTTAATTATTACTATCCAAAGATATTATCTGCTACTGGAGCACTAGGAAAAGTGCTATCTGTAGTATTTTCAGATGCTGGTTCAATAGCTAATTTTTTAATATTCTTTTCAGGATTAAAAAATAATTTACTATCTGATTCAGATACTGTTTTAGATTCACAGAATACACCATTTCCAAAAGATGAAGCTACATATTTCTTACCTTTTCCAGAAATTTTTTCTTCACCTACTACTTTTAATCTAAATTCTTTACCCATTAATAAAATAGATAATTTTTGTGCTAATTCTTCAGCAGTTTTAGCATTAGGCATTTTAGATTTAGCTGTAGCTGTTATTTGATCAATAGGTAAACCTTGAGCATCTAAACCATGTGTTGCTACCACTAAAGATAAAATTGCATTTTTAGAAATATCCCAAGCAGATTTTTGTTTACCTGGATTTACAATTGTACTTAAATAATACTGATTTTTTAATTCAGATCCATCTTTAGTTTCAACCGTAACTTCTAAATAAGGAGTTTGTTTTTGAGTGCTAATACCATTAGTAATAGCTGTAGTTTTAACTAAATGGATACCAGGTTTAATTGTTTCTTTATAATTACCTGTAGATACTTCTGCGTTTTCAAAACCGAACATAATTTTTTATATTTTTAATGATTTAAAATAATTAGGATTATTCTCCTAATTGATATTTGTGTATTTTACTCAAGATTAATGCATAGTCATTTGGTTCATATTTTTCTAAACACCCTTCCGGAGATTTAGCTAATCTTAAACCATCACTATTTGTTAAAAATGAATATTCCATCTTTCCATTTATTTCTTTCACATCAGAATGTAATACATATGTGAAGTATGAAGGTATTTTTATTTGATTATCTAATAATTTACCTACTGTTTGTAAAGTAATAATACTATTACCATTTACATCAGTACTTCTTTCTGTATGACCAATTACAATCACATTTAAATCATTTCTTAATTTTTCTTCAATCTTAATTAACCCCTGGAACACATCTACTGCTAAATCTGTCCATTTTTGAAAGCCTGTAATTTTAGCATCACCCATAACTCTACTAGTTAAAAAGTGTGTGAACATTTTGTTATCTATAAGGCTCTTTATCCTTATACTCTGCAATTTAGTCTATTTATATTTGCAGTTCAGACTATCTCATCATTCTATTTAAGAATGTTCCTATTTCGTGGTAGATTCAATTAGGTTTTTATCTACTAGTCGTTGAACCTTTCTAACTACTTTTACACCATTCGTTAGCTTGGTAACTGATTACCTTAATAAGGCTTCCCAGTTTTAAAGGAATTTAACGAGGACTTACACTTAATCCTCAATCACTACAGTATTAAATTTTGTAGTTTCATTAGCTTTGGTTAATATTTCTTTTAATGCTGGAAATGTAGAACAATTTACTACATTACCTTTTTCTTTGCTGTATCTTACAGCACCACCTTTAAAAGGTAGTTCTTTATTATTAGGTTTAACTAATAATGTTGTTTTCTCATCTAAATTTAAGATAGCTCTCGATTTACCTGAACCAGGTTCACCAATCACTAAGATAATTCTTCCCATTTTATTTGTTTAAGTACATTTGATAATCTTCAGATGTCATTACTTTAGGTAACTCTTCAAAATATCCTGCTTCAGGTTTAGTATATAAACCTATAGAGATATTATCAGCACCTAATCTATTTTTTATGGCTTTGAGTAATCTATATTTACCACGTAAATTATAGGGATGACCATCTACATTAATATTATAACCTAAGCTTGTTTCTAACTGCATTTTATAAGGATTTAATAATCCTAACACAATATCAGCATCAATATACAAGTTACCTGAATCTCTAAAATCATTTTGCTCGGGAGATAAATCTACTCCACGATATTTTACACGTTCAATATTAGATAAACTTTGATTAAATTGTTGTACAACATAAAATGTCATATTAAACATGTTTCTACATGCAACAATATATTCAGACATTTTATCCATATTTTGCTTAAGTGTAAATCCTCTTTCAAATTTTAGTAAACTAGCATGATCTAAAACTACAATATTGTATTCTTCTTTATTAAAGGGTGTCCAATTAATAATCCTGTCTTTTTTATCACCATTTTCATCAATATAAGGTTCTGTTTTAAAAGTACCTTTTTTTGACATTGTACTCCACCACTCATGATACAGTCCTGTGGGATTTTGAGGTGTCCAATGCCATTTAATTTGTGAAAATATTGCTTCTAATTCAGGTAACATAGAATAAACAATTTCTTGTTCTTCTTTATTCATTCTTAGATCACCCATACCTTTAATAAGCTGAGGAGAAATTACTCTATCATACTTATTATAAATAAGAATTGATAGCCAATTAGCTCTTTTACTCATCTCATCAATTTCCCAAGAGTAATAAGTAACATTAATAGGAATTCCCTTTGCTTTAGCATCTTGAATACCATTTAATATAATAAAATCACATAAAGTTGTTTTAGAGCTTCCTGACAAGCCACCTAATAAAGTATAACAACCTCTTTGTGTATTATAAATATACTTATTTAATCTGTTGAAACCATTAGCAAGTCCTGTATATTCTCCGTTTAACCCTTGTTTTATTCTCTGCTCAAATGGCGTCATGATTATTTGGTTGTTGGTTAGAATTAGACAGACTACTAATTTGGTCTAGGTATTGTTCCCAAGTTCTTTGAGATAAGAATGTAGCTAATAGTTGCATGAATTCTTGTTTATTATCCTTAAGATGATCTTTATAATACTTTTGCACACACAATAATATTTGCTGATGTAGAGTTTGGTTCAACGAAAACGATACTCTATCTAATATAGTTAATTTATATAATTTTTTACATCTTTGCAAATCATTGTGTAATGGTCTAGTACCACCGGTAATTCTTTTTACTGATTTTGGATAAGTAGACAGCAGTTCTTTAAACATTGTTTCAAATTCTTCATTATTTGAAATTTTGAATAAATTTTTAGCCTGTTCTGTTACTTTAATTTCATTAAAAAGAATATTTACTTCATCTTTTAGGATAATAAATCCAGAATCTCTTAATCTTTGAAATATTAATGTTTCTATTCTTCCTGTATGACTAATATACTTCATTAACATTTCTTCATCATTGTGAACTAAACAAAATAAAACAAAGTAATTTTCAATTTTTAATTTATTAGCATATAGTTTATTTAAATCTATACTAATTTGTTCAATCATACATATGTTATTTTATTTTGATTAAATCCTTCTAATGCTGATTTAACCCATTGCTCATCAATAGTATTTTTAAAACATAAAATATGAACTGTAGCACAATCATCCGGGTTTAATCTTAAAAACCTAAATATTTTTTGACTAGCTTTTCTCTCATTGCCGTAAGAGTGCATAATCACACCATATTTTAAATTTGGAATATTAATACCTTCATTTAATTGTTCAACTGCACATAATTTTAATATTTTACCTTGCTTAAATAACTCTAAATTTGATTCTGAGAACTTATTTTTTGAATGATAAGTTGTTCTACAGATTCTAGCTGATTGCTCTTGAGTACTAGCAAAACAAAGACATTTATTATGTTCTCCAATACTGTTTAGTAGGTATGTAGCTTTTAATTCTTTTGATTTAAATGTTTGCATAGCTTTCATTCTTTGAATAGCAGCTATTTGTTTCATTTTACCATGAGAATTTTCTACTCTACCTGACCAGTAATTATAGATAGCAAGTTCACTTGTCATCCAAGTAGCATTAGGTTTTTCAACTCTAATGTTTTTCTCTTTATCTAATTCTACATAATTAACAATGATTCTATAATCATTCAAAATTGAATGATCTATAGCTTGATCAGTATTATAAGAGTATACTATAGGGCAATACTTATCTACCATAAACCATTTCTCTGATTTAGAGTTGGTTGGTGGTGTACCAGTAAGTCCTATAATTTTACCTTTAAATCTACTTAACCAATGATTATGAGTTAATGTAAGTGAATGACATTCATCTAAGTATATTATATCAAAATCATCAGGGTTATGTTTATCTAAAGATAAATATGTAGTAAAAGTAATATCACTAAGAAGATATTCAAGATTAAATTTTATAGCATCATCTTTCCAAGATTGAAATATTGATTTCTTTGGTGCTGCAACTAAAAATTTAAAATGACCTTTTTGAACAAAGTTCATATGCTTTAATCCTATTAGTGTTTTACCTGTACCACCGGAAAGTGCTGCTGTAGCTCTATCTACATTAAGTAGAATAGATAGTACTTTATCTTGAATTTCATCTCTAGTCATATTATTTTTCAATTATTCTGTGAGAACAAATGCTGGAGCATGAAATTTACGGATTTTTAATCCAGCAGATTTTAATAATTTAGTTGTTTGAGCATTGTTTAACCCAAAGCATTCTGCAATTTGTTCTTTCTTCATTCCAGAATCTACCATTGCAGTTAATTTAGCTTTAGAAATTTCTGCAGGTTGTTTTTTACTTGTTGTTTCCATGTTTATTTTATTTTATTGTTTGTAAAATTCCTACTAAGTAGGTATAATCTTCTTTTGGTGTAGGTGTTGGTGTTTTTCCAAGAACTAGTGTTTCAAAATCTTCAAATGATATTAAGGTATATTCTAAATTATTTCTTTCAGTAGGAGTCCAATAATCAAACATATTTTCTGTAAAATTAAAATAAACAACTTCTTTAGGATTTTTTAAATACCATTCTGGCTTTTTCATAGCTTTAACTACTTTCTCACCTACTTTAAAATCTGATACATTAATACACCACTTTTCAGGTAATTCTTTCATTATAAATTTGTTAAAATTGGGATAAGATAATCATAATTTTCAAGAATTGGATTTGAAGATTTTTTTAAAACATATTGTTCAAATTGTTCAAAAGTTATTTTATTTAACCGCCACCATCGAGCCCTACACCCCCCCTGATAATTTATAAATTGTGTTGGGCAAGGCTTATTTGAAAACTTTATTATATTAATTCTCCAATTATCTACAATAGGTCTTTGCTCTTCAGTAAATTCTAAATACCAGTTATCATGTGGAAAATTATCATTCATTTTTTAAATTATTTAATTCATTAATCCCTTGAAATAATGATTCTAACCATTCATTTAAACTTGATGATGTTTCATTGATTAGATGAATACATTGTCTTATATCAACATTATGATGCCATTTGACATAACCTCCAGCATTACCTGGTTTAGCTCCTATACGCAAATCTAAACCATATTTCGTGCTTGTATTTAATAATACTTTATTTCCAGTATACTTAAGCCAATAGTGAGCTCCTCCCGACTTAGTTCTATAATTAAAACTATTTATTAACTCATCAAATATTACTAGTGGAATATTACTATGACCAGATTTACCATTTTTTTCATCAACATCTAACACAATATAATTTTCTGATGGAGCTACTGCTAAAGCATAACCTTCAGGAATAGCTCCTTCAAAAAAACAATTGTTAGGTACAAGACTCCATTTGCAAATAGGTTTATTATCTTTTAAAAGAAATGATTTCATGATATTTCTGTTAATAAATTTTGTAATGCTGACATATCTTCATAATTTAATTTTTTAATATACTTTTCTACTTCGCTATAAGAACTATAAGATTGTGATAAATCATTTCTTTTAATTCCTTCTTTGACTATAGTTATTCCCCAAAGATCAACACCCATAAATGCACCTTTAGTTATTTCTGCAATACCTCCAATTATTTCAGTATATCCAATTAAATTTGGTGTAATATGGTTTTGACCTTTAATGATTTGTTGAAATTGTAATCCTAAATTAGAATGATAGCCTTCAAGTTTCATAATTTAAAATTTATATTGTTCTTTAGCGTGAGCTGTTTTCCAAAAGTTTTTGTAATTTCTAGCTTTACAGTAATCAAATAATCTATCTATTTCTTCAGAAATAAATGAATCTTTTTTAATTTCAGTAGCTAGTTCTTCTTTTAAAGTACGTTTATCAAATCCTTTAAATTGCGCATAACCAATAAGTGTTGTAATACTTGTATTTCTTGAACCTGGTTCAAATGAAATAGAATTTTCGTTTATAAAATCTCTCATATCTTTCATATTTTTACAAATTACAATATGGATTTTGTTCAATCCACTGTTCAAATTCTTCCAGTGATGTAAATCCCATTTTTGAGAAATCTTTTCTTTGAGCAATACCATCCCAAACAGTTTTAGCATCAAAATATTTTTTATTGCTTTTCATTGCTCTTAATTCTTGGAGCAAAATTTCCATTTCTGACATTTTATATTAGTTTTAAATTTTTTAATAATTTAATGAGTGGTTTGTAATCATCTTTCTTTGGTTTAATAGGTTTTTGTTTTAAAACATATTGAATATATTGTTTAGGTGTAATTCTAATATATTCATTCCATTTATCTGGTGTATTAGCAAAGGAAATATACTGTTTATCAGATGTAAATCCTGAATTGCGATAATATGTCCAAGATATTTTACAATATCCTAAACTTATTTTATAAGTTTGAAGACAATCCCAGATTAATTTCCATTTTTCCGGTAATACAAATTCTTCTTTCATTAAATTAATGTTTTTAAAGTTAATAACTCAGTAGGAGTCATTTTACCTTCTTTTTTCCAATTTTGTAGAATTTTTAATACAACTTCAAATTGTTCTATAGTATCTTCAAAATGTTTAATACCCTTTTCAGATTTATAGAAATTATCCATACTAATTATACCTTCTACTATTTGAATATATTTATCTGTTACTGATGATAAATCATATCCTCTTTCTGTGTATTTAATTACACGTTCAAATTGTCTTAATAGACGCTTTGTTGACCAAAAGTCTGGATCATAAAATGTAGGATTCCATGTATTCCATGTACCTACTTTACCTGTAGATTGTCTTAAAGATAATGTTCTACCTGTTTTAATATCATAAGCTGTTGTTACAATATCTAAATCAAAGTTACTAATTACGTCAAAACAAGTCTTATTAAATTTCTTTAAAATAACATTAGCATCTACTAATAAATTATATTTAAACTTAATAGTAATTAATCCTAATTGTTCTAAAGAAGATTTATCATGGTCAGTATATTCTTTAAATTTATGTTTTTCTAAAGGATCTAATATAGTAAACATTGAATTATAATGCATAAAATAAAGAAGTTTATTAAAGCTAGCTTTATCATATACAAATACATCAATATCCTGTCCTTCAAAATACTCTAATAAACAACTACCAGTAATACAACCATTAATTTCTTGTTTTTTTAATATTTCAATACAATCTTCAATATGTTTTTTCATTTAATTAAATTTAAAATAAATAATAGGCTGACTTAGGTGATTCATTTAACTCGCATCTTTCACTCTTTTGTGGAGCACCTATTATTTATTTAATTAACTATTTCAATACTTCAGCAGTTGCTTTAACAGCAGCTAATACTTCAGCAGTAGTATAGATTTTGTTTAGTTTTACTAAACCTTCAGAGAAATAATCTCCATTTGATTCAACATCATCAATAGCATCAAATTCTGCCATTATTTCATTTAACTTAGCTACTTTAGATTCTTCAGTTTTGAAGTTAGCAAAGTTTAATGCAAACTGAACCATTTCGTCATTTACTTTAGAAACTGGTTTAGTTGGAGCACTAACATGCTCTTTTACAGCTTTAGCAGCAATAGCAGTACGAACTTCAGCTTTAATAGCTTCTAAGTTATCTAATTTATCAGCAGTAAATTTCTTACCTTTGATAGCTTCAGCTAAACGTACAGTGTAATCAGCAGCTTGTTGAGCAGCTACAAATGCAGTATTAGTTACTGGTTTTTTAGATTCTTTAGAAGTTAAATACTTTGCTTTGTTTAATTCTAATTGGCTTAATGTTAAAAATTCCATTGTCTTTTAATTTTAATTGTTTTTTTTTATTTATTGATATTTGTGTATTTTACTACACGGTGTTTATTTTTCAATTGTTGAAATCCAATTTTTAACAATATGGATTTCTTTAGGGTCAAAACCTTGAGCATAACCTGTAATATTTGAAGTTCTATTACCTTCAGTATGTAAAGAATATAAAGTATGAACTTTAAAATTCACATCTTTATCTCCTTTATAAATACCTGGGCAATCATTATCTCCAAATGAAATTACAGTACTATATTCTTTGTTTTGTTTAAGTATTTCCTTATACATAGCACCCTCATTACCACCACCATATGATGATACTGCTCCTACAATGTCAGTATTTGGAACGTCTTCATAATCAATTAAGTAGCTTTTTTTACCTGTTAAGATTACATCTGCATAGAATTTCTTAGACATCAATTTAGCTAAATTAGTAATAGTTAATACTACACCTCTAGGCATTGATGAAGAAATGTCTAAAATTAATAAATTTTTAAGATTGTGCTTAACGCCAGCACCACCAATATTCATTTGAAGTTGTTTATTGAATGCTGTTGGATCAAACATTACTTCATCAATAATATTAGTTTCAATTGAAGCTTTTAAATCTTCTAACCATACTGGTAAAATCTTTAAATCTGATAACTTATCAAAATCAACTAAATATTGATCTTCAATAAAGTCTTCAATTTTAATGGCATAATTACCATTATCACCGGCACCATATACACCTCCTGATTTTAAGGTATATTGTCTTAAATTGGTTCCATAACCAATTCTTTTTAAACAATCTAACCATTTTACAGGAATACCTGTTTTATTGCAAGATCTAAGTAAAACTTGATACTCTAAAAATAGAGTAATAAATTCTAACTCAGATTGATTTCCAATAACATAGGGTAAACCTTTTGGTAGCTGTTTAAAGTCCTCCTCATTCTCAACTAGGAATATTGGCGGTAACTCCACTTTCTTGCTTACGATTTTTTGAATCATTTTTTGTTTGGTTTTTTATTTTATTTTTGGGTTTTTTAATTTCTTCATTAGTTTCTTTATTAGTTTCTTTAACTAATAATTTTAAAATAGATAAGTACTCAACCTGATCACCTTTCTTAACACCTAATTTAACAATATCAAGTGGTGCTTCAATTGTTTTTTTTAATAAAGGCAATAATAAGTCATCATAATTTGAAACTAAATCACATCCTATTTTATTAAGTGCCTTTTCAACACTTCTAGGAGTAATAAAATTCCATTCATTTGATTCAAATTTTTCTTTGTTAATTAAAGTACAAATGCCACTAGAAATTGATTCTGGAGTACCGTATTTATTTTTTAAATAATTTTGGTATTCTTCTGCATTAAACTTTAAATCTTCTCTTTCAAATCTTTGTTTAATCTGAGGAGTAAGATTAATTAATCCTTGAGGGTTAGATGCAGCGACAATTAAGACATCTGCTAGTTTTTTACCAGAAGGTAATGTTCTATCTTCTAATAAATTTAATAAAGCATCTAGTGTTTGTTTTAGTGTACCATTGAATACTTCATCAAAGAATAATACATCTCCATCTTTTAATGTTTGAAGTTCACAACTATCATAAACTTCCCATGTTTTTGAATTAGCATCTGGCATCATTCCACCAACTACCTCATTAGGCATTCTTTGAGAAAGAGTTATTTTTTTCATTTTAACACCTTTATCTTTAGCAAACTTTTCAATAATTTTAGTTTTACCAATTCCAGGATTTGACATAAATAAAGGTACTGTTGTTCTCCTTAAAATAGGATTGTCATACGTTTTAGACAAAACGTCAAGCATTTGTTTTTCCATTGATTTATTATTTGTTTTTATATTATTTATTATTTCCCATTCTTCAAATTCTATAATTTTATAGCCTCCTATATAATAATCTATTGGAGAATATCTTCCTGCTTTATAATTTATACAAGAATTTACACCAAAACAATTAAAACCTCTCTCCGTATTCCATTTTAAATTATAAAATTTTGTAACAATATCCCATTCTTCTTGAGTTTTTACATGAACTACTTTATACATTTTAATAATTTTATAAGTGGTTTTAAATCATCTTTTTTAGATTTAATTTTATATATTTCATAATCTTTAGGATATGAAATTAATTCAGCAAATTGTCCTTTTTATAAAGAAGTCCTCCACACCTATGTGCATATATTGTTTCATTAACTATTTTGTATGTTTTATCATCTTCTTTTAATATTTGTAAAAGATTATCATTAACATCTTTATATTTACATCCAATAGAAAATCTTATTTTACACTCCTTTTGTGCTTCTTGTATTGTCATATTATGTTATATTTTTTATTATAGTAATCTACTAAAATAGAATCTTCTTTTGCAGTAGTTGCTCTAACTGCCTATTTTATAGGAAATGTTGTTCTTGTAAATTTTTTCATAATATAGGTTTTAATAGTTTAATAAGTGCTTTATTATAAGATTTATTTGATTTATTTGCAGTTTTATAAGGTTTAAAATGATTATCTGCAGTACTCCAATGCCATTTACCATCTCCATCAAAACTTATCTCATAATGTTTATCATATACTCTACATTTACGAACATCAGTAATAGTAACAATTGGTGTTTTTTCTAAAATTTCATCCATTGAAATTGTATCATCACCACAATCCTCTTTAGAGGCCCAATTATATTCTGACTTTTGCAATATTACAACATCTCCTATTTTAGGTATATATTTCTTTTTATTCATTATCAATATTTTTTAATAATTTAACTAATGGGTTTAAATCATCAGGTTTTTCATTTTTCCATAAAGCAAATAAATTTTCAGCTTTATCAAAAGATAATTGTCCATCTAGTTTTTTCCAAATGTAATGTGGGCAAGTTGAAGTATGTCCTATATAATTTATTAAATCAGCTAATTCTAAATTTAATGACTGTGTTTTAGTTAACCATAAATTAAAATGTATATTTTTATCTTCCATTTTAAAATAATGTTAATTGATTTTTATTTAGTCCAACAGTCACTGATAGTAATCTCACTTAATACTGGTACATTAGTAATTATTTCTCTACCTGCTGATTCCATAATCTCTTTTTGAATTAAAGACCATTCTTCAACAAATGATTCTTCTACTTCACAATCAATTTGATCATGGACAGTCATCACTATATATACTTTATTTTGTAAATTATTTGTTTTAATGTAATTTCTTAACAGTACTAAAGCTCTTTTAGTCATCTGACCACCTGCTGATTGGATAGGAGTATTCATTGATGCTCTTTCAATACTACCAATATCTTTAAAATCCATTAATTCTCTATCAGCATTCCATTTAGGGAAATATCTAATAATTTTATATGGAGCAAAGCATCTAATATAACCATATTTCATTCCATAAGCTCTACATCCTGCTAAAAAGTTATTTAAAGCTGCTGTAGCTTTAAAATAATTTTTAATAATCATATCTGCAGCATCTACATCAATAGATAGTGTATCAGCTAATTTGTATTTCGACATACCATAGACTAATCCAAAATTTACAGTTTTAGCAGCATCTCTATAAGATTTACCTCTAAGAAAATCTGGTTTATCTCTAACTTTTTCTAATGGTACTTTAAATACCATTGAAGCTACATTAGAGTGTAAATCCTCACCTTTATTAAAGGCATCTACCCATAATGGTTCTTTACTACCAAATGCCGTTAAACGTAATTCTTGACCACTAAAATCACAAGACACCATTTTAAACCCTTGTCTAGGTATAAAACAATTTCTATACTCAACTTTAGCTGGAATATTCTGCATATTAGGAGTATTATCTCTTTTACTACCAGAGCTTACTCTAGTAGTATCTAGTATCTGCCAAAAACTAGTATGAACTCTTTGAGTTACAGGATTTATATATTTTAAAAACTTTTTACCATAAGTTGTAACTAACTTAGCTTGTTTTTTATAATCAATAAATTTTTTAATTAAAGGATATTGATTTTGATATTTAGTTAAAAATCTTTCATTAGTACTGTCTAATTCAAGTCCTAAAGCTTTAATTACTTTATCTACTTGTTTAGGACTAGACCATTTAATATTTATATCTCTACCATGTTCATACCCTTTTTCTACTTCAGCAAATAAGTTACCTTGAACTTCAGCTTTAATAAATTTAGCTAATTTAGGCTCTTGTCTAACTAATTCATCTAATTCAATAGTATAATCATATACATTAAATTCAGCTTTATTAGATAGTTTTAACCAAGCTTCTTTATCAAACCCCATCCCATTATATTCTATATCAGCTAGTGGTAAACAAGCATTCATTTCATTTTCAACCCATTTACCAATATTTAATTTAACTATTTCTAATAGTTGTTTATGTTTAATTTCAGTTAAACAAGTTACATCTCCTACACCATACACAATTTGAGCTTCAGTAAATGGTTGACCATTTAAGCTTGTAAATTGATTTCTAACATCTTTATTTAAATTTATATCACAATATTTTAAAGCTAATGCTTTTAAACTTAATTCTCTATTTTCTTTTCCGTTTGTAATGCAGCATTCAGCCAGCATTGTATCATAAATATTATCTAATTCAATTCCATGAAATTTAAGGAATTTATAGTCAAATTTTAAATTTTGACCTACAACTAAAAGTCTTTCTAATTGTGTTTTTAAAGGTAATATATCTATTGTTCTAGTATCAATAACAAAACTAGTATCACTCCAATTTAATTGAAGCATTACTATTTTATTTTGATGATCAAACATACCTTCTGTTTCAGTATCTAAATTAATTTCAGATAAAGATTCTAACCAATTTACACAATTTTGTATAGTTGATTGTTTATATAAAGTACTTTCAAATACTTCAGCATTACCTATAAAATATAGTTTAGACATTATCTAAATATTTAAAATTAGTATTATTAGTACGACGACCATTTAATTTATTAATTAAAGTTCCATATACTATATTATATTTTGTGGCTACTTCCTTAGCAGATTTATACACTATACCTGTTTCAATATTAATTACTTTTTTATTTAAAATATTTAAATTTTTAGATGTCATAAAACGTAAACCTAATTTATAAGCGTGTTCATTATTATGTTTACTTGTACACCATTCTAAATTTTTAATAGAATTATTTAATTTATCTCCATCTATGTGATTTATAATTTTATAATTATTCGGATTATCTATAAAATGAATAGCAATTAACCTATGTATTTTTAATGTAGTTTGTCTATTATTTTTAGATAAACTTATTTGTAAATACCCATTAGTATGTTTTCCAGGTTTTAATAATTTATTTTTAAGTACATTTTTAACATTACCTAAATTACTAATTTCATATAATCCTTCAAATCCTTGTATTTCTTTAAATATTTCCATAGTTTATTGTTGTTTATTATCTACAAAAGTAGTTAAAATGTAGATAATAAACAACTTTTACTCTCCATTAGTTCTATAATATTGTTTAGCGGTGTTATACATGTGTAATAATAACATAAACATACCTTGATTTTGTGGTGGATTTATATTAATACCAGATATATCTTCTTTAGTTTTATCAAAGATATATCTGGTTATTACATGTATTTGTTCTAATTCTCCTGGATTAGAAGAATTAATAATTTCTAATACTCTATCTTTTGTTATCATTCAGTTAAAAGTTTAATAAGTATTTGATTTAGTTCAGTAGTGTTTTCAGATTGCTGAAACACAGGTTCTTTATTTAATACATACTTCTCAAATTCTTGATAAGTAATTTCTGTAAAACCTTGTGGTGCATTATCCATAAATTCATAATGCTCTTTTTTAATTTCTACATTAGAAAACCAACAATTACCCCTAACGTCCAAATCATATTCACAATCTGTGCTAAATTCATCTTTAATGTAATCTGTTAATACTTTATCTTCTTCTTGAGTAGTTGCCCTAACACACCATATTTCTGGTAATATAAACTTATGCATCTTTTAATAGTTTAATAAGTAATTCATTATATTCTGAGTCTTGAATAAATGGTTTAATAGGTTTTTCATGTATAACATATTTTAAGAATTCATCACAAGTTATTTCAGTATATCCTATAGGTGGATCTTTTTTCTGATATGATTTTTTACCATATTCGTCTATATAGTAAAAACAATTACTAAAAAAAGCATAATTTCCAGATTGTCTTAAATCATGATTTAATTTATTCCAAGCATCTTTAGCATCTTTACGTGAAGTATCTCCTTCAACATACCATTTTTTTGGTAATACAAACTTTTCCATATTAAGCTTCTCCTTCCGCAATTTCTCGAGTTTGATTTTCTTGTAATTCTTTTAATTTTCTTTCTCTAAGTATTTCTACACATACAGCTTTATAACCACCACCTAAAATAGGTAGCATTTCAGTTAATTCTTCTGTAGTCTTTTCAGAATACTCTTTATATTTACCGTGCAACTTAGCTTGTTGTTTAATTGCATCAGATAATGGTTGTCTTTTATTTTGTCTAAAGCCTTTCATAATTTATTGAGTTAATAGTTTAATTAATATTTTAGCTAATTCAGGATCATCTTTTGTTTTTAAATTAAATGATTTCATCGCTTCTTCAAATGGAATTGCATATTTTAATTCAATACAACAATTTAACCAATGAATTTCTTCTAAAGTAGCTAATCTAATGTCATTTTTACATGCAAATGAGTTATTTTTATATAAAACATAATAATCTTGATTTAGACGTTTTGCTATACCTGTAGAATTACAAAATTTACCATCTTTGTTTGCTTTAATAATTGTAGGATATAATTCCCCCGGATAATGTGCTGCATAATAATTATTAGCTATTATATCACTTAATTGCATACTAGTTTATTTTTATATTGTGATTCAGTTTTCAACATACACATTAATATTGCATCAGCTAACTTATTAGCTTTTTCTAATGCATGATTAGCATGTCTAGTTTCAATATTAGTTAATCTTTGATTTTTAGAATTTTTTCTACATTGTAAAATATAGTTAACTGCTTCAACATATAAAGGTTTAGGATAACCATTTAATAATCCTTCAGGATATTTTTTAATATGTAATAACACACCTTCTAATTCCCAATTACTCATTTGACCAAGAGTAGAAGGTTTACCTTTACAGAAGTAAAGCATGCGATAGTATGAATCCAATAGTTTGTTCATAAGTTATAAGATTTTAAAGATTATTTTTAATTTTAATATATTCTATAAACAAATTATTATATTTTGTTTTCCAAGATTTATCATCAAATTCTTTAATTACAGATTTATAATGATTAATTTTAGTAACCGCAAATGCATATAATTGTTTATATCTATTTAATTCAGATTTTTCATTATTTAAACTTAAATAATAATCAAATTCTGATTGTAATTCTCCTAATTTATAATTAGATTCTTTTAATTTTTCTTTTAATTCTTTAATTTCTTTTTTAGTAAATAATAATTGTTCATAATCTGTTAAATTATTAAATTTAAATATTTCTCCTGATTCTTCCATATTATTATTAGTTTTTAATTAATTTTAATGCTTTATAAAGACCGTCTTCTAAAGCTTGTTCATATGGAAAATATAATTTACTTTTAAATAATTCAATATTTGATATAGTATTTGTAATTATTGATTGATAACCTAATACATTATCTATAAAAAGTAAGTGTATATGTAAACCATATCTTTCTCTTAACCAGCGTTGTAATAAGCTTTGAGTTATTTTACCTAATTTTTTAGGAAACCCTTTTTTCCAAGCTAATATTGCTGTATTTAATTCAATTTCTTCATCTTTCATTGTAATAGTTTTTTAAATTTTAAATTAATTCTACGGCTTTAATTAATGGTCCCAAATAATCATCTGGATTTCGAGATATATCATTAACTCTAATTGTTCCACCAATCCAATAAGATGCATCATATTCATTGATTATTGGTAAATTACCATGTTTTTCTTTTATTTTTTGTAATATATTGATTACATCATCAATTGTTTTGTAATCAAATTTAGGCATATTCTCATAAATTAATCTAGTAGTTTCTTGATCTTTCATAATAATAGTTTTTAAATTTAAAAACCACCTAGGACTTTCCTAAGTGGTTTACTCTGTCGACTAGAGATAATTAAACACTCTAAGCTTATACACATTAACTCTGTAATGAGGATCTAAATTATTGCTCAACCTATATTCTGAGCACTTATTTGTTTAATTAATGTCACCCCTATGAGGTTTGAACTCATCATAGTTCCAATATTAGGGGTGTGGTGGAGGTGGAGGAGCCCCGCCCTCCTCGTTTCCTAATTAATTTTACAAGTTTCTTCAAGTTTAGTTAAGTGGATGGCCTACTTAACACGCCAAATTGTTTTTACTAGAACAAATAAACTGTGTTGTTTAACTGTATAATCCCAATCTTTACAACTACCTGGATTTGTTAGATTTTACAATCTAAGCTGCTTGAAGTTCTAACTCTTCAGTCTTAACAGATAACAAGTTATTTGCTAAAGCATGCTTAAGATCTTGGATTGAACCAAGTTTTGAATCACTGTTGCCAATTATTCTTTTGCCTACTAATTTATTAATCACACGATTTAATAGGTAATGTGATACTTGCTTGTTATAAAATTTTATTAGGGTCATGCTACTCACCCCCGAATACCCACTTATTATTACTTATATTTAGTAGGGTAACACTATTCAAGTATATTCCTGGCGAAGGAAATGTTTATTCTTCTTTTGAAATAGAAGTTAATGATGAGTAATAATCTTTTTCTAATTGTTCAATATCTTGAACCTTACCAAAAAGTTTATTACAAGCTTCATTAAATTCTTTCATTTTAGAATTTTCTAAATCTTTTAATTCTTTTTTCTTGTCTGCAATAGATTTTTTAAGAGCAACATGTTTATCTAATAAAGTAGATAATTCTGCTTTAACATCTATTTCTAACTTTTCTTTACGATCTTTTAAGATATTTTCAACAATAGTTTCTACTGTATCTTTTTTTACTTTAGTTGTAGTACTAAGCAACTCTTCACCTCCTAATACTCCAACTAAACGTTTCATATTAGACTCAAAAGATTTAGTTATTTTATCTTGACTTTCTTGAGGTGTTCCTTGAGGAATATTTTCTTTAGTTTCTGACATAATTAAAATTTAATGTTTTTAATATCATCAAAAGATATTGATGAAATTGACTTTGGTTTATTAATAATTGGGATATCTACTTTAATTGTTAAATAATTACTATTTATAGAACTTATTCCTTGAATAAATAAATTATCAAATATGGGTCTTACTTCTCGAGTAAATTGTCTATAAACATATTTAGATTTCCAATCATTAGTTATGAAATAAGGTCTTGCAAAATTATAAAACAAACTTTTAGAATCATTTATTGAATGATTTAATTCTTTAGAAATATTTTCTAATATTTTAGCATTAGTTTGTTTTATAATTGATTCTAAATTAGTTTGTGTTATCATAATTTTAATGTTTAATAATGAGTATCAATTTCTTCATTAGAAGATTTTTCATCTTCTAGTTTAGTTCTATTATACACATCATTTCTTTTAGATTCTCTACTTGCTAGAAATAGAATGAATGCTACAAAGATACCTAATGCAATTAATTTAACTAACATGATTATTTTACTTGTTTAATAAGATTTACAGGCATATTACCATATAATGGTGTATGTCCATCCCATTTATCAATAAATTGTTGACGTAATATCTCTTCAGTAATACCTTTAGACTGTTCAATAGATATTTGTGCCGTTAATTTAGCTAATTCAATTTTCTTTTTAGCTACATCAATTTGTTGATCTACTACTAATTGATCTTGATTTACCTCATTTCGTTGATTAATTTTTTGTTTTACTCCTTCAGGAAAATCTAATTGACAACTAAAATATAATAACTCAAAACCTGTATCTGCAAAAGAAGCTTTAACTAAAGCTTGTACTTTTTCTTCAAAATGTAATGATCCACTAGTTCCCATTAAAGTATCTGTTGTATAACGTCTAGATGCTTCTTTAATAATATCTCTAATACGCATTTCTAAAATATTATTCTCTACAGCTTCTAAGAAATCATCTCCTGAACCTAATTGTTTGTTATTAAATACTACATCTACAGCTTTATCTTTAATTACTTTATATGAATAAGTAGGATTAGATGTAAATTCTGTATTATCTGCAGCTTTTAAATGTAAGGGTTCAGAATACTCTCCTCGTTGTTCAAATAAAGGAACTTGCAATAATTCGGTTCCGGGAGCTATTGTAGATACTTTACCTGTTACTAATGTAAAATCAGATTTACCATTTTTACCATAGTTTTGCATAAGAATACCTGCATAATTTGGTTTAACCCATGAACAAGAACTTGTAAATAATGTAATTGTAATAATTGATAATAAAGTGAATAATTTTTTCATAATTTAATTTTAATTTAATTTTTTAGTTTGTTTATTAATATTTGTAAAATAAAAGCAAGAAATAAAATTACTCCTATAATACTAATCCAAGGATTAAAATATTCAAAAGAATACCATAATCCATAAAATACAATTAATATAATTAATGTGTATACTGTATATTTAATTATCATTTTTTAATGGTTAATGTTAAATTACCACAATCTAAAGGATTTTTAGCTATATAATTTCTAGTTTTTATAGCTTCTTCTTCATATTTTGAAGTATTAACTGTTAATAAATAATCTTTTTTAGCTTCTTTTAAATCTTTTTTCTCTAAAATACTTTTTCTAAATACAGTTCTATCAATCTCTATTTTATTAGAATTGATTTCTTTATTTATTTGAGCTCTTTTAGCTTGATAATCAAATGTATCTGTTAAAGATAATTTTTTAGATTCTACACCACTTGTTTCAATAATAATTTTCATTAGTCAATAATTTGTTTTTTAAGTTTGTCAATTTGCTTTTTAACTTTTTCAAAAGCTTCTTCATTTTTAATTGTTTGTGCAGCCAAGTTTTTATGGTTTAAATAAAACATTGACCAAGAAAATAAATTTTCTAATTCTTTAAATTTTGATTGTTGCATATATTATTTATTTGTTTTTATTACATATATTGGTTTATTAGTTTTAACTTTATTATTTAATAATTTTAAATAAAGCATTTCTAATATTTTTAATTGCATATTTTCAACTTTTAGTTATTAATTTGACTTTTGTAAGTGTATCAGCTAACGTGGTTCTATTACCCCACCATCGCCAATACTTTTGCGTTAGCTTCAATTGCCTTCAACCGCACGTAACTGTTCATCCGTTAGTTGCGTCTTATCTAAAAGCACGTAACTAAA